TTAGGATTCGCAGCTGCTATAATCCAATACAAAGTAACATCACTGTAAAATTGATTAGCTAATAAATCTAACCGATCACCAAAATCTGTAAGTACATAAATATCATTTTCAGATAATGGTATTTCCGGGTATTTGACATCACGATAATAAACAGTCCCCAGGGTTCCAACATTTTCGTTAGTATTTCTTAGGGTTTTTATGGTAGCGTAGCGTTTCATTATTAAATATTAGGTTATTGTTAGTTATCTACGATTTGTTGGTGGACGGAGTTTTAGTCTAGATAAAGATAATTGATTCCTATTAAAATTATTTATAGACTCTTGATTTTCAGATTCTGCATTTTTAATTGGGAAAAGATATTCATCATCATAATTTCCTTTTCCTAAATTGTTAGATAAAGCTATATACCTTTGATCTGGACTATTGGCAACATTTCCTTTTTGAGGTAAGAAATTATGAATAGGAGTAAATGCTAAGCTCACGGTTATAATATGGGGTAATTCTTTTACACTTTCATCTGATTTATCAGAATCATCATCAGTTATAGCTATCTCCCAAGGTGATTCTTGGGGAATTGTGTAAGTTAAAGAAGTTAAATATCCAGGTTGTTCATAAAGATATCCACCCATAGTTATTCTCACTAAATTACCTCTCATAAACCCAGCATCAGTATAATCTGGAGCTAAAGATGAAGCTAAATAATTTAATTTTTTATACATTGGAATTAATTCAGCTTTTGATTGTGCCGCTACGGTAAATCCTATGCTAATGTTACGAGTAAACCCACCATAATTAGCTAATGAATCTCCTCTACCAACATATTGAACTTGATTCCAAGTTGCCCCATAATTATCAGTAAATTCATCTATAAATGCTCTAAAATGCATATAAACTGCACTTCTATTACTTTCATTATTATTAATAGTTGCTATTCTAAATTTACATAAATCATTGATGGGGTGTTCTGTATTAGGGCCTACACCTTCATACATTGGCATGGCTGTAATTTTATCTAAGGCTTTTATCTCATTAGCTTTAAGTCCATAACTATAAACATTTCTACTCTTTCCAGGATCCCCAGAATCTACTCTTTTTTCAATAGCTTTACCTGAAGTATAACCTGGAGAAGTTGCTAAAATTGGTGAAAACCCACTAATTGTATTTTTTTCTATAATACTTTTTCTAAAATCTTCTTGTACTTTAGGATTATATCTTTCTGATGGGGTAAAATCTTCAGGGGTAGATACTACAGTTAATTGATTGCTTCCTAGAAAAAAGTTTTTATTTTCTGTGCTCCCACCAGCATATCTGTTCTGTTTGCCTGTTCTTTGATCAGCAAATGGTATTCTAGTTTTACCAATTCCCAATATAGAACCAGGACCCCCACCATATTCTAGTAATACTGTATTTCCATTAGTATTTAAATCAACTCCTTTTTGCCCTCCAAATCTTTCTTTAGATTCACCTAATGAAATAGCATTATATAGTCCTACTAATCTGTTATTTTCCTTTAGTAATTCTGGATTAGCTAAATTTTCAGTAAATCTTTGCTTCATTATAGAAGAATACCCATTCAACCCTAATCCTGGAAGAAGGCCACCTTCTACAACTCCTGACACAGGTGAAGTAGGATCTATACCTAATAAATTTAAATGAGTTCCTGTAAACCCAACACCTGCTTGTAATATTGTAGAAGTAGGTAAATATACACCTTGATTAACACCACCACCACCATAACCAATACCTTTAGATGCTTCAGTTTTTACTGATGTGCGAGATAATAAATTTTGTTTAGCTATAAATAAAGGACCACTAGGTGATTTAAAATCAAAAAACATTTGGGATAACCTACTTACATCATTAATTGCTTTTAAAGGAGTCATTAAACCCCCTCTTAAGAGGAAATCAGGTCCACTAGTATTAAAAATGTTAGAAGGACCTTTCTCAGGTGGTGGGATTGGTTTTTGGAGATAAGGTTGATTACTAGATCCACCTCCAGGTTTATCGTTCCCATACCTCAAAGATCTAAGGTCTGTTTTGAGATTTATTAAAGGCATCTATTAAAATGTTCTTCCTTCAGGTGCGTTGTCTCTGTAATTACTTGCAGGTATATCACCATTTAAATCTAATTGAGATGGGGAAGGTTTTCCTACAATGTTAGGGATATCATTAATTGAATAAGTATCATGTAATTTAGATCCCGCAAAGTTAGGAATTGGAGGTGTTCCACCATTTAAGCTTGATAGATTTGAACCTGCTACTGTTAATTTGTCAAGTAAAGCCATAATTTTATATTTTTAATTTGTTGTTTATTATAAATATTAACCCATTCTAGAAGTTGCCAATGCTAATGATCTACCTGCTTTAGCTCCATCAATATAAACATCACCACCTTGTTTAACAGCTGATATTAGTTCTTTTAATAGTGTTACTACTTCATTATTACTGCCACCACCTAAACTAGTACCACCTACTATAATATCATCTTTTCGGAATTTTTGTATGGGTTGACCAGGTCTTGAAATGAAATCAGCTGCAGTACCCCCAGAAGTTGCTTTTGAAATGTCTCTTGCTGCTAAACCTGCATCAATTGCTAATGATGCTGCGGTACCAGCTCCAGGTATTAAACTTGCACCTCCTGATGCTAATTCTAATGCAGCCCCCGCAAAATCTCCTTTCATTGCTCTTTGCAAACCAAAACCTATACCTGCTAGCAAACCAACTCCTGGTATTTTTTTAAGTATTCCTTTTCCTATAGCTTTAGCACCTAATTTTGCTATACCCTTGGTTCCTGCTTTTTTTACTGCGGTTGCAGATCCTGCTTTAACTGCAGCCTGAGCAGCCGCTCCACTTATTTTTTTACCTGTAGTTTTCATTACAGCTTGGGTTACTTTTGCTGATGAATTTTTAGAGAAAAGATTTTTAAAAGAACTAGTTAATGCCCCGGCTTTACTTAAGTAAACTGCCATTGGGTTTCCTGGAGATCCTAATTTTCCTCCAGTTAATGCTTTTATTCCTAACCCTAAAGCACCTACAACTCCTAAAGATTTAAGAGGATTATCAGCTATTAACTTAAACATATCCCCCATCATCCCCATCATAGATTTAAGTTCTTTGCTTTCAGCTATCTTAGCTACAAAACTAGCAATTTTATCCGCTAAAGGAGCAATACTTACCATTAATGTTTCTTTAGCATTTTCTAACATTCTCATAGAAGCTTCTGATTTTTCTCCTTCTTTAATAGTAGCATCTAAATTTTGTTTTGATAGTTGTTGTAAAGCTTTTTCTCTAGAAAGACCTTTATTTTCAAGTACAGCTAGTGCTTTTTCTGCTTTTTCCCTATCTTTGATCCCTTTGTTAGATAATTCATTCTGGAGTAATCTTGCTTGATTTGCTTTAAACATTTGTTCAACACTCATCCCTAAAGAGTCAGCTAATGCCTCTTGTGCTATAACATTTCCCTTAGTTGAATCTATATTTTCAGCTAAAATTCTATTTATTTCACTAGCTTGAGTACCTACATCACCTGTTAAGGTTGCACGTCTTAACGTTTCTAGGTTTAATTCTTTACCTAAAAGCATTTCGGCTTTCATTTCTTTTTCGATAGAACTTTCAAAATCTAAAGTTGAACGAGCTGAAGATGAAATTTCAGCCATTGTCATACCTAATCTTTTAGCATCAAATGCTGCTTGTGCTAAAGCTTTCGGGTTATTACCAAGATGGAAGGATGTTTGAGCCGAAGCATTTGCTACATCTTCCATTACATCATTTAGATTAATTGATGTATCATTAGATAAATTTAAACCTGTAACTACACCTCCTATTGTATCCCCCACACTATCAAAACTTTCTCCTGATAATGTTGCAGCTTTAAACAATCCTTGGGTAGATTCTTCACTTAAACCTAAAAAATGAGAATATTTTTGGTAAGCTTTAATTTGTTGAGTAGAAAATTGAACAGCAGTTCCTGCTTCTTTGTTCATCCCCACCATGGCTTTTCTAGCTTCTTCAAAATTGAGAAATACATCTCCAGAAGCCATGTTTTTTAGGTTTGTAGATATTTCTTTACTACTTGCCCCCATTCCTAAAAAGGATTTTCCTATATCTGATGTATATTTAGCAAATTTCTGACCTAATGCTAGTAAAGAAGTAAATGTTTTTGTAAGTAACCCAAATAAAACTACAGGATCAGTTAATGCTTCACCTAACCCACTAAAAATAGATGAGAGTCCTGCTCCTACTACTTTTAATTTTGATCCACTTTTGGCTGCATCTCTTATATTTTTCTTTCCATCTTCAAAAAATTCAGATCCTATTCCTATTTTCCCTAAAGTATTAGACAAACTATTAAACATAGCTCCTGTTATACCTGCGGTTTTAGCTATTTTTTTCTCTTGTTCAATTCTTTTGTTAGCCTGGTTAATAATAATATCTTGAACTTTAGCTTCAGATTCTAGGTTTTTTAGTAATGCATCTTCTTCCTTAGTAAGTTTCTCTGTTGTCTCAAGCTTTGCTTCTAATTGGGTTTTTAATCTTTTTAAATTTTCCGCTTCAGCAATTGCTTTCTTTTTAATATTTTCTAATTGCTTTTTTTCAAGATCAACAACCCCATTTAAATCATCTTCTAAAGATGAAGCTAAACTTTTTAAGGTTTTAAATGATTTTGTTCCTTGTCTAACAGGATCATTAAATCCTTTATTAAACTCTTCCCCAATATTTTGGATCATTTTGGTTAGATCATTAAAACCTGTGTTTAAATCATTAACTGCAGTTTTTGCTTCACGAAGATATATAGACATTTGTTCTGCCCCTCTAGCTCCGCTTTCAAAAGCTTTAGAATCTAAAGGATCTCTTTTTAACTCTTTATAGAGTTTATTAAGATCTTGTAAGTCTTTTTTAAATTGATTTGGGTCAAATTTAGCCATCAAATAAGTGTTTTGTTATAAATACTAAAAAAAATTACTTTTTTGATTTTTTAGTAATATATGATGGTGGGGTAATTGTATTTTTAATTGGAACTTTTGATTTATCGGGATTTGCAAAGTCTATATTACTATTGCCTTTTTTAGGGGCATTTGCTTTAACTTGAGCATCATAGAACTCACTTAATTTCTTAAATGTAAATTTACGAAGCCATATAGGCATGTTATATACAGTATCCCAATCATAACCTCCCTTACCATTAAATACTATTTCATGGATTTGGGAAAATACATTACCTCTATAAGTAAGTGCCTCAGCCGGCGTCAGGGAAAAAAAAATTCAAAGAAATAGGTACTTCTATTTCTTCAAGTTCATCATACTCATTAGTGATTTTAGTTTTTAACTCTATATCAGGTTGGAATTTTATAACATGATCCCTTAATGCTTTAGCATCCCTGGCTAATAAATAATTATCAACAAACTCCCGAATTTTTTTACCAGATGTATCTCCTTCTACTGAAGTTATCAAATACTTCATCCTTGTAGTGATTTCAGGGGAAGCTATTTTATTAATTTTTTTAATACCTTTAATTTCTTCTTCAATTTGCTTATCTAACCCATCAGTTAATAATCTGAAAGTTATTTTAGTTTTTGAATGAGGTAATTCCCAATTAAATTCATTTTTACCTTCAGAAAAGAATTTTTCATCAATTTTTTTATTTTCTAATAAACTTAAATCAACATCATATTCTCTACCGTTATATCTAATTTTATAATCTTTACCATATCCTAAAATACGAGATGCAATTAGAATAGCATTTTTATCACCAATTAATAAATCTTTTAATTTTACATCAGTAATAATTAGTGATTGTAATAGTTTATCTAATACAATACCTTTAGCTATGTAGTTTTGATTAGTTAATATATCTTCTTCCCTTGCAGTCATATATTTCATTTCAATCTTACCTGATTTTAATGGATGACCTTCGGGGTATAGTAAACCTTTAGATGGTAATTCTACTTCTTCAGTAGGGAATTTTAATTCGCTCATATAAATTTTATTTTATTATAACTTAATTTCATGTATAAATATCATAAAGGAAAATTCTTTAACCTAAGTTAATTAATAATTCTTTGATTGTTTTTGTTTAATATCGAAGTTTTTATAAATTTTGTCTTCTAGTTTATCAACTCTACTATCAACAAAACGTATAATACCTTCATTTTCTCTACGTTGATTAAATTCAACTTCCTTAAGATCATTTAAAGTTCTGCTTTCTAAATTATTTATATTACTATAAATTTCATTGCAAGTTGACTTTAAATTTTCAATTTGTTTGTTTAATTCTTTAATTTGTTTACTATTCATAAACATAACCACTACTACAACAATAAATGCAATAGTACTTATACCTAAAATAAATGCTAATATTTCCATAATTTTTAAAATTTTAAAATATTAAAGAACTTTCCTTATGATATTAATACTTAAATATACAAAAGGAGCTTGGCATAGCCAAGCTCCTCTTAAAAATATATGATATAATTTGTATTAGAAATTTAATACACAGTAGTCAGGTTGAACTTCTAACGAGATGTTCACTGCTGTGTCGGCATCATCCCAGTTATAATCACCCCAATTAATTGAGGTAATCAAAGCACCTTTAATGATCCATTCTGATATTACATCCCCTACAGGACCTAATACATTAAGAGTTAAATCTTTTTTATAAAAATCAGAATAACCATCTCTACCTGTTACAGATTCATGATGCAACCTTAACCATTCAATAGCTGCTTGAGCTCCTGAAGGTGTGATTGGATCAAATAGTGTCATTGATATAGGGCCCCAAGTAGTTTTACCTTTCACAAAACGTTGAACGTTTATATGATTTAAAGCTACTGTTCCTTGAGCTACATTAACGCCACCTACCCCTTTAATCTCATATGATGGTATACCATCAACATACATTATAAAGCGATTTGTCTGTTTTGGCTCAAATGCTGTGAAAAATATTTCGTTTGGATCTAATACTGCCATTTTATTGTTATTTTCTTATTTTTTATTCAATTATAAATATTCGATTTCTAAACTTTTTATACTGGGAAAGTAGCTCCTGTTGGTAAAATGTTGAAATCTAAGTAAATAAATTCAGCTGTTTTCGTTGGTTGGATATAAATCGCACCTACTAATTGATTTCTGTCAATTACATCTGCTGTATTATTACTATCATCCA